AAGTCGTCATTCTCAGTAGCCGTAGACGGGTCTGGTGTAACAGTATATGTTTGTTTTCTTGCGGGTGAATTAACTGGAACATCCGCATACATTGAAGTATCAACCTTCTTAATAACACCTTGTGATGTAACTGGTCCGTATAATTGCACATTTGCAGTGAAGGAAAGTGTGTATATAATAGCTCTTCTTGATGTAAAGTCCCCATCATATGAATCTTCATATGAAACAGATTCGAGTGTTACAGGAATATCCTGAACATTTTTAAGTTCAGATGAATCTTTAATAGTCATTGTATATGACGGCGAGAACGTTGGCAAAATTTGCTCAAGAATTTGTATTCCATCATCAGAGTTCTTAACCATTATTGATAATTCAAATGATAGTGAATACGGCACAGGTGAGAATTGTTTAGATACTCCTGCAGAGTCACCAATCTTTGGAACCTTAACAGTATTAATCTTATTAAGTTTTCTGTCCGCATCATAACTAAATGATCCAAGCTCAAACCCTATACGAGGAAGTGAAATAGCGGAAGACTTGGCTAAATTTGGATCCGCCTTCAACCGCGCAAGAAACTTCATCTTAGGACCATAGGACAATGGTATTTTCATCTTCTGCTTAATGACACCATCTTTATTCTTGCGAATAAGAAATATATCATTGAACATTGAACCAAAGGCTACGACAGTTCTTTTTAAAATTTCGTGGTAATATGGATCATGGCCAAGCATTAAATCTCTCCGAACGGATTAGAATCCGTAAAATCAATTATTTTATCTGATTCAATTTGTATCCAATCATTTATGGATAGGCTATCTATTCCATCTATAGAATAGCTTTCATTAATAACATTATCACCATCCTCAAGAAGTAGTGAATCAACTCCATCTTCAAGAAGTATGTTATAAAGTCCTACTGTGTTGGTTGATTGAAGATCTTCAATTCCATCAATATCTGATATACCGGTATTTAGTTCTTCATTTGAATATTCGAATAGTCTACATGATATAGTATATACTGGAATATTATGAAGTCTCTCAAATTCTTCTTCCTCTACAAAAGATATCTCAAATAATTTCTTTCTTGCTTGTCCGGGAAAGAATATTAAGTCTCCTTCATTAGGACGAACTGATGAGATTAAATTCTGATCAGAGGATATTAGTTGTTCAAATCTTAACTTAGATACTTGGAATTTTGCTTCATCTCTAAGTTCTAAACCGAATTTAGAAAGAGCATCTGCCTCACCTGAACCAATAGACTCATTCTCATAATACATTTCAATAATGTATGAAGCGTTAAACTCAGAGAGAATATCTTCACCGAGTAGTTTGTCTTCCTTAACTAAAGTTCTGGGTAGGTAGTATACATCTGTCCCAAAGGCTTTAATTTGCTCTATGATTATTTCTTCATAGAGTTTAGATTCTGGTCTGTGTGACTGATTAAAAAATGTATTAGTTGCCATGAAGTTACCCTATAAGGAATTCACATGGGGCTTGATACGTTGTTATAATCTTCTCTTCGAGTTTGTCAATTTCTTCTTGACCTTGAGAGTAGATAGTGTCCGCGTCAATCTCAACTCCGCCTATCATAGTTATACCTTTAAATTTCTGAAGGTTTTGTCCCCATTGCCGTTTAATTAACGCTGTAGCATACTTCTTAAGGAATATATCATTATACATCTTAATAGCAACAGATGGGTCAGTTTTACGATAACATTCAATAATGATTGAATCTCCAACATTAAATACCGTAGCCCAGTCATCATCAAAGTATAATTTACCAGCAAGCTGATTAAATCTAATTGAAGGTTTATCTGTAAGTAAGTGATCTACCATATCAATATGAGTCTTTAATGTTTCAAGTGAAGTAATTGACGCACCAGAACTTAAATCAATCATACCAGATTGAGCTGCAGCTGCGCGATTATACCAGTTTGAACCAAATGAAGCTGTTGGATGATAAACTTTAAGTATAGATATTACAGAGTCTGGAACAGGTAACCAATTCTCTTTCTCGTTCCACGTGGAAGTAATAGCATCCTGTGTACCAGTAGAAGACTCTGTAGTAACAACTCGAGTTAAATCGGCCGCAGTAATGGTGTGGTTTAAGTATACTCTTTCCATACCGTCATAATGAAACTGTGAAAAATATTCCATCGCTTCGTCTACACGATCGTTAACTTGGTCAATATCAACATTGATATCAACTACAGGTTTACCCAACTGTCTTAAACAGTATTCTATTAACTCAGTTTTAGTAGTAATTGCCATACTTTACCTTATTTGCTCTTTAAAATAGATAAGTTGCCTGCGATTTTTTCTGCAGATCTGCCGACCACATAGCCACCTAAACCAATTTTAAGTAACTGCCACATATCAGATGGTATCTCTAATTTCGGTGCTTCTGTAAAAAATAATGATAGGTAAGGGTATATTATATAGTTATTAGCAATAATAAACACAAATGTTAACATTGTTATCGGTCGCCACGAGGCTACAATCCAATGTTCAGACTTAGCTTCTGCTGTAATAGTCGCCATAGAAGCTTCAAGCTCTTTAAGCCCGCCCGCTTGCTGAAGTTCCATAAGTTTTAATTTAGCTGCGGCTTTCGCCTTTTGGTCTGGTATCAACTTATCGATAATCGCCAAACCAGCTGTAACTATTGCTGGTAACATAACTCACCCTCCAAAATTATTTATGATATTTCTAATATAGAACAAACAGCTTCAAGGTCACCCGCCGCAGAGGCAGTTAATGCAAGTATATCACCCGCTTCGAGGTTGATTGGTTTGTTTAATACAAGAGTTGCATCATTCGGTACTACTAAGGATTTACCTATATGGAAGTACGTTGTACCGCCATCGACTGTAACCTCAATGTCAACAGTTGCGTCAAGGTTAGCAGCATCAACGTTAGATACATATAATGCATGAATAACCACTTCCTTAGCTGCTGGACAAGTATATAGTGTTGTCCTAGTAGACCCTACTGCTACACCTGCGTTTTTAAATGAATTTGCCATTTGTTCTTATCCTATTAATTAATTATCCACCGAGAGCAATGGCCATAGCCGTTGCAGTACCGGTTTGTTCTTTTTCATTCACAGCATCCGTTAAATTTGTTGCTGTAGATGTTAATGTAGAAACATCACCTGTATCGGATGCAATCTCATTTGTTTCAACTCTCCACTCTTCGAATGTGTCTGTTGTGCTTACGTTTCTAATTGCCATTCTTAATATCCCTTAACAGTTGTTTAATCTCTGCCATTTCTTCTTTGAGGTCTTTGAACTCCTCGACCATATTATTTATACGTTTTCTTGCATTGACCCTAGACGAGTGTTCTGCCGTAGCTCTAGTAATGACACCCCCAGAAGAGGCGTCTTTATATAATTCCGCGTGTCCTTCTACATTATGTCTCAAGTGCAATAGTCCTAAAGTCTTTAATTAATGGTACTAATGTAGAATCTGTAGCCTTCATAACAATTTTAATAGAGAAATATAAGTGGTCTTTAAAGTCTTCGGCATGTTTAGATGGTATAACAGCTTTATCCGCTGTACCATTACTATTAAACGCAGTCCAACCAATATCATCAAATATGTCCGCTGAGTCTGTTCTTAATGTTTTAAAGTAAAGTTCAATCCCTGATGTTTCCTGAACTGCAGCGGCTAACATAGTTCTTAAAGCTGTTGCCGGTAATTCAAGAACCACTTTCTTAGTCATATAGATAGCAGGGTTAGAATCTCCTTCTGCTGTAGTTGATGAAACATATTCAGATATAGCACCAATATCAGCTGTAGAATTAATATTATCAATCCTATTAGATGCCGTAATTACTGACATTCTTTCTGTATCGATAAGTGGTGATATATTTGGATTTTCTGAAGTTAATTTAATATTAATATCCAGAGAATTTTCACCATTCATATTACTTGTTTCATTAATCTTAGAAGCAACTAATCCAGTATAACCAAATGTTATGTCCTCATTTAATACAACCTGTCTAGATGAAGCTTCAGTAGCTTTAACATATGCAGTTTCTGTTCCACCAAGAGATGTTGATGATGTAACTTGTACAGTTGAAGATATAGTAGTTCGAGGGAAGTCTATAGTAGATACAATTGGATGTATTAAATCAAATGGTATATTTCTAGTTGCAAGAACTGCATTACCTCCACCAGTTGCAGTAGCTGTCGCTGCGGTTGTAGTAGATATACAATATGAATCAATCTCAATGTCAGAAACAGCTGTATGAGTTTTGTTTATCTCACTAAGTGGTATACCAGCAAAAGTGTCAGATGTCGCTGAAGTATGACCGTGATTCGTTTGGAATACACGAACTTTAGCAATACCAGACTCCGCATTAAGTGGATGATTATCTAATGTATCAATATGTCCAGAATCTTCTGTTAACTCTTTATTGATAAGTTTAATTTCACCTGTTACAGAAGTATCAAACTTAGCTTTATGAATGACAAACTTAAGATCTTCCAGCTGAGAAGCCGTCCAAGTAGATGAGTTCTGTGACTTAAAGAGTGAACCCTGATGAGGCTGCGCTGAAATACTATCACCTGAAATAACGTCTTCTTCACCTAATTGTGATATCCAAACATTATAGTCTAATGAATTAGTTTCAAGTTGGATTGCATATTCTTCACCGTCTTTAAGATGTATAGGAGCAGAGAATACAAACGACGTAACCACTTCGCCACCTTCAGAAACATTTACGTCTGATGGATATAATCCAACAACAGAGAACGGTATAACGTCAGATGTAGGTGTACCATTTTCCATTGTATGAATAGATAATGTTACAGGTAGTGCAGCATCTTTAGAAGAGAAGTAAATATCAACTTTGGTTGCAAACATACCACCTTCAGAATCAACTAAGAATGACTGAGCTAGTGGATCTAGCCAGCGGCAATGACTGCCCCAATACCCATCGTAACCATAACCATATCCGCCATAACCCCAACCCCAATGATGGTAGCGGCGGCGATGAGAAGTAGTGACAGAGGATGTGGTAGTTTTTGAATCAAATACCGTCGACGTAGAAACTTCTGCGTTTCTAATAGAAAGGTAAGAAGATTGCTCTGTATTAAGTACACCAGTAGAAGTATATATAGCTTCAGCTGATGTTTTGGCAAAACCAGGAATAAGACTGTTATCTGCCCTATCTGTCAATCTTAATACTTTAGCACCAGACCTAAATTTAGTTGTTTCATTATTCTTAAGATGGAATGTTCCTTTGTATGAACCCTTCTCGTCAGTCACAAACTCAGTTGATATTTCTTCGCCCTCATTCGTGAAGTGGCTTGCAATGGATTTAGAATCAAAGAATGGATAAAACTTAGTTTTAGGTTTCATACCAATTACAGAAACTGCAATATCTTTTTTCCGCATAAACGGAATGACTGCGGAATCAATAACCTTAGTACCTACCAATTTACGCTCAAATGACTCTGCTATGGTAGTGTTAACACCCATTCTTTCGAGACGTGATGTTGTCGTTGTTGTTGTGTATGTTCGACCACCCCAACCCCACCAATATGACGCCATGCCCCACCCCCACCAGTGGCCACCACGATGTACTGATGTTGATTTTGTACCAGTCCAGGCGGTTTTCCAAGAACCCCATACAGTACCAAGAGAGTCTTTTAATCTTGCTTTAGTTGCTGCATAATCACCCTCTGCGTCAGTAACGATATCAGGTGCAGTTTTAGTCTCCACCCAAGTATCAGAACTTGGAGTTAATTCCATAAAGCCAACCCAACTTTGTACTTGGTATGGATTTATATTTTCAACTCGAGAGGCAAATGTCTGTGAAATTGTAGATATGTGTTCATATGGTAATGACAAGATAGGACCAGTTCTAGTATAATTCTTCGCCGATCTAGCCGTTTCAGATTCATTAATCTCTTTAAGTTCAACGTTATCTAAATAACTTCTTGGTCGCAGTAGACCCGCTTGCATATCAATCGCACAATTATAATCTGCATGACCTACGTCACCTACTTTGTGTCCAGAGAAATTATCTACTAAGAAACCAGACTTAAATCTGTCCATTCCATTACCGTCTTGAATCTGCATAGAATTTGTTTCATTCTCAAGCATGCTCAGTGCTGTATAGTATTCAAGGTTATTAATACGTTTATCTAATTTACCAATATCTCTCATTGTGTATCGAGAATTATCAACAGGTTTTATTATTAGTGATTTTGGAGAGTGTGTATATGCAGGAATACCAATCTCTGCAAGTTTCATAGCCTCTACTAAATCTGCTGGTGGTTCTGGTCTTTCTGCAGATTCTCCAGACTGGATTACAAATTCACCTGCTGGTGTTAAGTAAAGTGCGTCAACCCGATTAAGATAAAACTCATAATCCACACGAACTAATGAATCCGCTTTAGGTAAATCATACGAACTTGAACCCGATGAATCATAACTTCTGTTAGTGAAGATAAACGGATTTGTTGCAGTGTTATCGCCAACTCTTGATCTAAAGTCTAACGAATCTTTTAGTTCATAGTCTCCAGAAGGCCTTATTGCATCTGGGTCAACTCGAGAAGCGGAATACATTGGAATATCAGAATACGCTACTTGTCCTGTATAAGAATCTACGGAGAAAAACTCACCTGAACCACCATGACTAAAGTAATCGTAGATAATTAATAGCTGTGTAGATGGAATTGAAGCTGTTGGTTTCCTGTGGAGTGAGCCAATATCATAGAATGAATCTCTTTGTCCATCGTCAAACAAAAATGAACTTAGGATATTAGTATCACCTGGAGTAGTTGCTGTAATTGTTGCTGTATCTGTCGTATTATAGTTAATTGTTTCAGAGGCAGAGAATACACCAGATACCACATAATAACTCAGGACAGAAGTTGATGAGTTGTAACTAATAACATTACCAGTTGCTCCAGTAGTTGCTCCGGTAATAGTAGAACCAGCTTCGAAGGATACTGACGAAACAGATGAAAAAGTTAGTGTCGGTGTAACTGGTGTATCAGCAATGGCAGCTGAACTATAAACAGCACGAACCTCCGAAATATCTGCTGTACCAAGAGATAATTGCTTATCTGAAACTCTAGAACCGAATACATCAGATGTAGATGTAGTTGCAGAAATAGTTTTCTGTTGAGATTTATTGAGTGTTTTAGTTTTATGTGATGCTAAAGTTTTTACAACAGAGGCTATCAACTTAACTTTATTACCACCAGTAGTACCAAACGCAGAATCAGTAATAGTTAAAGCCGAAGTTCCATCACCAGTAACTACTCCAGTGCCAGTTAAATCCAATATATCACCTTGGTTTACTGTACCCGAAACAGCAGTTAGAACAGACAATATATAATCAGTTGAAGAAAACGCACCAAACACTTCATTAGAACCAACTGTGAAGGTTACTGTTCCAGATGTAGTAGTTGTTCCAACAAACTGACGTTTAAGTGTTAGTGTTGAGTCTGAGATACCACCATTAGTCTCTGTCAATAGAGTCTTAATGTTAGATTTTGGAAGTTTGTAAATTGTTACTAATTCTTCTTGTTCTTGAAGACGAGTTCTAGTTCGAACCGCTGAATATGTTCCTGTAGTGGTAATTGTACCAGTAACAGTAATTGCTGTATCTGAAGTTACTGCGGATACTACAAGCTCTTCAACTGCACCGGATGTACCAGATGGAATTGTGATGATATCCCCAACAGCTAACTCTGAAACAAATTTAGTAGTTAGTCCAACTACAGCAGTCGATGCAGCAGTAGCAGTTACAGTACCCGCAAGATTGAAATCTGAATTAAGTACGGCGTCCGCGGTGAAATCTTGACCACCATCTGCGTCGTCCATGAATACTTGTTTAACTTTATCAAGTCTGTTTGAAACTACAGCAGATAACGTTGGAGAGCCATCACCGTCAACGGATGATGTTAAAGCTTCAGTTGAACTGAATGTACCAGAAACTTGAATTAATTTGTATGCTGTACCGGAACCACTTGCCACATAACCATATGCGCCTGACGAACCACCTGTTATCCTAGCACCATCAGTAAGTGTTGCAGTTGCTAATAATGTGATGTCTGTGGTCATTTGAATATCAAAGAGATATAGATTAAACACTGCATCCGCATGGCCTGCGTCAGTACCAGAAGCATATTCTAATGTACGAGTTCTCGCATAGCCAATTTGTGAACCAGATGAAACTCCACCAGTTGTTGTCTGCGTGGAATATAATGAAACCTGTTTAAATGCCTCAGCTTCGCCTGATATAGATGTGATATCTGGTGTACCATAAACATTTGCTATTTGTAGGTAATTACCAAGACTTGCAGGAGTTACTGCATTGTTAGTTGAGTCGAAATCTCTTGCTTTTGGAAGCACAATATGCTCAGTTGCAATAGTTTTTATCTCAAAACCTCTAACATAAGCTTTACCTGGATCTAAGCTTAGCATTAAATTTGATTCGTCACCACCAGCAGAGGCCTCTAATATACCAAAGTTTGTTCCATCATTAAGATGTTCTCTTGTTTCAATATTAAAAGGATCAACTACATAATCACCAGACTCATCATAAGTTCGTCTAGCGAGGGTTTTAGCAATTTCTGAATAGTCAGATGTCTCTACTGAAGATTGAAGTAGACCACGATCAAGTCTTTTTAGTTCAACGAAATTCTCATCGGATAAATCTGTTAATGATTTTTTAGTTAACTTAAGGTTTATTCTTAACCTATGAGCACCTTTTGCTGAATAGTTAGATGCACCAGTAGCGTTATCTAATAAAGATGCGTCGAGCTCTGGTGTTACTAAAGTCTCTGTTACATCAAAACCAATTCTATATGATGGGATATCTGTATATTTGTCTAGGATAAGTGTTTCTGCTTGACATTTTACAAAATGACCATGAACAAAATAAACACCCTCTGAAACTGAAGTTGAAGATCCAATTGCGGTTGCATCTACCGACAAAGCTTGGGAGCTTGCAACACCAGCACCGAATGAACCGATTGCTTTGTTTGCGGATATATACTCATTGTCTGCGAATACAGATGTTACTTTATCTGTACCTGACGACATGTATTTTACATAGAGTGTAAGTGGGTCTTCTGATGTTGCTGCAACTGTGTTTACAACTGTAGCTGTAACGCCAGAAGTTCCTCCAGTAAGTACGGCACCGATATAATCAGTTCTATAATCTTCTACTGATTCGGTTGAATATGTTGCTTGAAGTTTAAGTGCATGATATTCAACATCAATAGCAGAATTACCAGGAATAACCATTGCACCTTCATCAAACATGTGCGAACCAAATTTCTCAATTTGATTCTGCTGTATAGATTGAAGCTGTGTTAACTCTCTAGCCTGAATTGAAAATCCAGGTCTAAACAGAACCCTATAAAACTCAGAGTTTTCCGCAAAGTCGTCATAGTATGGTTGAGCGTTTAAGTTTGTTTTGATCGCCATTTAATTTCCCGTGTAATTATTGTTCTATCGTTATATTTATAATTAAAATTCAACGATTAACTTAATGTTCTCTTGTTGGTCTGATGCTCTAGGAATCGGTTGACGATTCTCAATGTAAATAACATCACCAGAATTAGCATCAATCTCGGCACCAGTTAATGTACCCACTGCACCAGAAGCTGTTGAAGATGCACCTGTTACAGTATCAGATGTTGTAAATGCTGTAATATTACCATTACTTGCAACACCATAACCAGTTTCATTTTGTTGAATATACTTTAAAACTCCAGTAGAGGAATCAAAGTCTACAACAATTGCAATTGAATTAGATGCGGAGCCTGTAATAACTTCATCAACAGTAAAGTATGTAGTGCCATAACCTGTTAGAGTTAAAGACTTCGTACATGATAGTGTTGATGCTGTAGATACTGAACCACCAGTTTTTGGATTTGCAAGTAAACCAAGTTGTCTAAAGTCTTGTGAAACAACAAAGTCTCCAGAACCTTCTGTTCCTGTTAATGTAACATTAACTAACACAAACGCAGCACCAAGTTCACTGGTATTATTTGCGCCGTGACCGTAGGATGGAGATACAATAGGTTTAGTAACTGCAGAAACAGTAGTAACCGTCGAATCTTCTTGTGAAGATAAGTCTAATGAAGCAAACGTATAACCAGAACCAACTGCATTCATAACCACCGCAGTAACAGAACCAGAAGCAATAGTAACATCTGCTGTTGCAGAAGAACCGTCACCAGATAATGCAACAGCTGTATATGTACCATTAGTATAACCAGAACCGCCAGATACTAAGGTAATATGGTCAACTGAACCTGCTGTAGTAGCTGCAGCAACTGTTGAATCTTCCTTAACTGGCATAAAGTCCAATGATAAGAATCGTTGAACATCAGAAGTTGGAATAGTGTAAAGGAACTTCCACTTATAACCATCGGCAGTTGTAACAATACTTGTCGATGTGCCAGTAGGTTCAGATGTTGATGCAGTACCCGAATCATTAGAAATACAAATATATACTTGGTAAGATGAGTTCATTACATACCAAGGTGAATCAACCCAGAGGCTTGTAGCGCCAGATGTGGTAGGGTTAACTGAATCTACATCATGAGAATACATGTCATATGTAGTACCAGAAACCCAGTTCTTTCTCGGAATTACGAAAGAAACATCACTCGATGAAAGAAGCTTCGCCGATAGCATATCACGATATACACCACCTGGAGTAGAGATTGTATCACTTGCACTCGGTGGATTAGCATCGTCTGCCCAAGCCTCTGGACGACCAATGAACAAGTAATATGCGGTTGAAGAGAAAGAATCATAAAAATTCTTTGCATTTGTTTGTCTGAAGTTATTTGTAACTATAGCGCTCATGGTAGTTTTACCTTAATATGTTTATGTTATTTATAATAATTTTTATGGTACTGTTTTGTACGTAATTTCTGACGGAGGAGCAAAACCATCTCGTCTATCTTTATATGTTTCATAGTCACCGATAATATCAGAACTAAAGTCTGAGATTAAAAATGTTGATTCTACACCATCTGTAAATGTTTCAAGAGTGTCCGGATGGCTTGTATCCCCAACAGTATACCCAGATCCTTCTGGTATAAATTTAAATCTGTCTATTGTACCGAGTGTGTGGGTGGGAATGTCATGGTGTTTGTCAACTCCAATAACATAGTTACGGAATACAGACACGTCATAATCTTTTTCACTTAAACTTCTGGTTCCTGAACCACCCACCGTTGGTGTTGGATTTTTATCACCATCACCAGTAGAACCAAGTTTTCTACGAAGTACAGTAGAGAATATATCTTTGAAAGTAGAGAACAATTCTGGGGTGAATATTGTAGAGTCTAGTGTAGGAACTTTCATTCCAGCTGCCAGTTTTGATGTAATATTAACTTCACCAAATGCGGCAAATCCTGCAGGATGAACCGCAGACTTAAGCGCACTCCGCCAATTTGTAATGGATTCAGCCGTCTTAACTAAGTAAGAATAATACTGGTAATACGTACCGTCATGAATCCTCTTAGAATATGCAGATAGGAATCCGTCCTCATTAACGGCCGAACCTGATGTAGTTGCAACCGCTCCAATTATAACGTCAATTGAAGAAGTAGTATTTTCTACAACAGAAACTGAACTTCCACCTGTGTTTGTAATAGTGTCGTCAGCAGAAATTGTACCAACCACAGTTTTTAATTTTAATATACCACTTAAGTATGAAACAACTATTGCGCTGCCTGTTGTGGTTGTAACTGATGAACCTATTTCAAATGTAGTATTATTAGTATCAGAAACAAGTAATGTTGTATATGGATTTCCTGTAGAAGAACCTGAATAATCAAATCCAGGATCAATAACGTTTACAGATGATATACCGCCAATACCAGAACCAACTCCAAGAAGGGCTGAACCCTGACCGCCAGTTGCCGTTATGGTCGGTAGTTTGGTATAGTTGGCACCGAACTGTGTGATACGTGTATCAACAATTTCAGAATCGCCTTGGTCTAATGTAAAATTATTTTCTGCAATACCAGATTCAAAAACTGTTCTGTCTTCCTGAATAATCTCTCCCGAGTCTTCAAGAATCATTAACCCATGAAGCGCTGATATTTCTGCGGAAGTTCCAGTTCCACCCGTACCAGTATTATTAATAGTTAGGGATGCACCATTGGTATACGAAGAACCTCCGTCAACGATTATAATATCCTTAACATATCCAGTAGTTACTTCTTCAACTTCAGCAATAACACCCATACCGAAACCAGAAACCTCAAGGACATCTTTAGGTGAATAGTTCTGACCAGAAACTTTTATGTCCATACCAACAACCAATGGAGATAAAGTCATAGAATGATTAGTTCCATCGAGACCCGTTACGTAAATAGTTTCGTCTGGAATGAATATACCTTCAATAGTTTCTACATTAATGAATATCTCAAGGACTTCTACTGCACCGTAATATATTTGACTAACCGAATCAATTGTAGCTGAAGCCGGGTTAATAATAGATGAAGCAGGGTCATCTAATTGCTTTATAGTTGAACCAATTAGAGTAGAAATGTCAGTTAGGCCGACAGGTTTAATAACTCTAATTTTAGTATCAAATGACCACTTACCACCAGAAATTTCTAATATATCTTCTGATGGATAGTATATATCAGCGTCATCTCCAAGTAATATTTTGAAGAACAATTGATGTCCAACCTTTGTACCCTTTTCACGGTATAGGTCTGTAATATTTTTAAGAATACCACGTTTATCTGCACCAGCCGCTAGTCTATTGGGGATGGTTGCCATAAATTCTTCACGGAAATTATCAAAGAACTTCGCGACTGTTGAGTCGATATCTCTATAATCTAATAACTGGTCAATAGTCTGTATTGGGTTTGGTCTAAATGAAACAAACTTCGATGAAGCCGCGGATGTTTGTCCTACTAAGTTCTCATTTGGAACAAATTTGTTTTGTGTAGATACAAATATTCTTGAGTTATCTACATCAATAGCTCTAATAGTTGCCGAAGCTCCTGATACAGATCCAGTAACAGTTTCACCTGTAGTATAAGTTCCAGTAATAGAACCAATAGAAACTTCACCAGATTCTAAGAACTCATAATAATGTTCAACAAATTTTATAAAGGAAGGATATTCCTCCTCCATAAATTCTGGGAATTGATTTCTTATTTTATCTGCTATGTTCATATTTACAATCTAGCCGGTGTAGTTTCGTAATTAGCGTTACCGGAGTATGTACCGGATTTGGAAGTATCTTCAGACGAGTTAATAGTGACAGAAGAGATGTTTAATATAACATTTCTAACTGGAACAATATCATGAGAAGATAAAGATGTTGTAATTGTTAATTCAGAATCTTCTGCCGAAGCAAAAGACACTATTTTAAGCTTTGTAATATTAATTTGACCAGTTGAATAATCAATAGTTCCGAAATTAGCATCATCAATAACCGCCGCAGTTGATCCAGATGGTGTGTGATAAAGGCTAACTTTACCTGCACCATCATCGGAAAGATAATAAACAGTTGCCCCTGTGTCTATGTGAAATCCATTAGAAGAAAGCACTGAACTGTGTCCAGAGTGTGGATGATAAATTGCGTTGGAAAATTCAATCAGATAACTATGATATTCATTAATTTTAACTGGAACTAATTTTTTGACAGAATGTCTAATGGTTGAAGAGATAATAGACTTATCAGTTTCGTCAACAAGTGAAGTTAGGTTTGAGTTTCTATATAAACCTGAAAATTCATTTAGAACATTTGTATCATAATCAGTTACAGTCTTCTGAACCTTAGTTTCAAGCTCTGATGATGTTAATGAAGATAAACCAGAATCATACTTAAACGAAACGTCAAGCATTAAGTATAAGTAATCCGGGTCAACAATCTCTGGTATAATAGATGCAACTTTATACCTATTAAGAGAGGTTTTAATATATTCTTTTGTTTCATTTGTGAGGAATGAACCAGATGCTGGCTTGATTGAAGCGAACACTTTACCATATACCGCAGGGTTATTATCTTCTCCACCCCAAACTGAAATAGATTTGGTATTTGGATATACTTTCTTGATGATTACTTTATAGTCATCCGTAGTCACTGCCCTATTTTGAGCCGCGTAGTTAAATGGTGCATTAGTTTTAATAGACTTTATAGTTTCAATACCAGTACCACCAGATGTTTTTGATGCTGCCACTCCAACAGACGTAACACCAGAAATAACAGATGTTAACGCGAGTGTTGATATAGAGTTGCCGTCGATACCATCAGTTTTAAGGTATTCAACTTTAACCACATTACCTGTATCAAGTTTCTTACCAATTAAGTTATCTCCAAAGTATATTTTAACAGACTCATTAACTTCGTCGAGGAAGTATACTTTTGAGTTGGTTAAGTTATCACCGAGGCCTGTTGATAATGTGTAGGTAATTTTATCTGTTGATGTTTCGGATGGGGAAACAGTAACACGCATTGAAGATGTGTCACATTGCTTATTCGGTATAACGAACTCTTGGGCTCCATCAGTTACAGTAAATGAATTAGTAAGCAATTTACCTTGGTATACAACAACATTTGAAAACGTAATTGCTCCTGCTACGGGTGTTGCTGTATAGTCTTCAAGTGTAATAAACTTATAAGCAGTATCACCAGACGAAGAGAATACAGTTCCACGTGCCATTGTAACTGGACTAGTTGATGTCGAAGAACCTGTTATAGTAATAGTTGATGTTGCTGCACGAGTTGACTGTGGTGTATAACCAAGAGCCTTTGCATGAGATACAACATTATGTCTTAACTGTGCCGTATCAAGGAACATTTCGTTCGCTGACATGTTGGCTGTGATTGCCGAGTAATGTGTGTTATAAGCTAATACGTCAAGTAAATTTGACATAGCAGAACCATCGAAATCATAGTCAGCAAAATCTGATTGATCTCTCATATAGTCTTTCAAGTTTTCTTTTATTTGAAAGAAGTCTTGTTCTGTTGTTGAATTTGCCATCTATTTTATCCTTTCTAGCAGAGTTTCAAACGTATGTATTTCATCTGATACTGAATTGTTTATTGAAAAATGTATCGTAACTCGCAGGGAGTTGTCGTCCGATGCATTAATATTAAGATCAGTAAGTTGCACTCTAGGTTCAAAGTTCTCTAATAACGTTCTAATCTGTGTGTCTAGTGCTGATATAGTAAACGGGTCCATTTGCTCGAACAATAATGCCCGAATATTAGAACCAATCCAAGGTTGAAACGGTCTCTCACCATAGTTTGTTAATATTAAGTTCCGAACAGACCGTTTAATAGACTCAACATCGAATACACGGTTAACATCACCAGTAAGAGGGTGTTTGGTAAAATTTAGGTTCAGGTCTTTCCAAATCTTAGTCGAACGACTAGAAATATTTGTCCCTTGGGCGTCTGTATGTGCTGATGTTTGTATTGCCATAAACCTATTACCTTTTTATAGTATTGTTATTTATAATAAAATACCAAGTGGATATAGTTACCCACCAGCAAAAACATTTGAAGAACCTGCAGCAACTGCTGTACAACCAGAGATTGCATCACCAACCCTACCTGCGCCCTTACCATTTATAAACACAGAGGAACTCCCAGTCGATATTGGTGCAGTATGGGCAGGACACGGAGATCCGGGAATTAAATGTGTTGTATTATGGTCACCTTGTCTTGACCACGGTATCCTATTTACAAACACATTACCAGACCCTTGAGCTCTGACCATTCCAGAGCAATGGGATACATCAGCATCACCTACTCTAGTTGCAGCACTCATTTAGTTTCCCTATCCTTCAACTCTTTAAATTTGTCCATCCACCCCGAATTCTCAAGATGTTCTTTCTCTGTATGAGGTGGAGGAATATAACTTGGTGCAAAAGAAATAATATTCTCTATGACCATTGGTATATCCTCAAATTTATTATAAGTATTTATAGTCCCGTTAATAAGAACTTCAAATCTGTGTTCATTAGACATTATATGGTATCCATCCGTTCAAAAAGTTCATTCCAGAACCTATTACATTTAATACTTCATGATCTATTGTTTCGGTTACTGTTCCAAGCGTGTGGACCACAGTGACGTCATATTGCATAATTACAGAAAACCTAGGGTCTTCTCTCAATGAAAAGACTGTGTTATTATCTGGTACATTTGACGTACCAATTACCTCAGTAGGAACTTCTATTTTGTCCGAGAGTCCAACTGTAAAGTATTTAAGAACATCTTCAAATATATCGTTATACCTACCCGATATAGTATCACCATCAACCTCTACACCAGAATCCGTATCAAGTGGCACTACTGTAATCGACTCAACAACCTCAAGACCTTCTGATGTATATGTAAAGGTATGTGAGAAATCTGTTTCTCTATTAACTGATGGTACTGGTGTGTCAATAGCCAACTAAGACACCACCACTAATCCGTATGAGTGTCTGCGGTGGTTATGGAATGTCATAACCTGTCCTCTATTACCCTCATTATTGTGGGAAACGTGAATCCACGGGTTACCTGAACCAGTATTTTTATACTCTAGTAGTAGTTGGTCGTAAGATGTGTTTTCCGATATCCATTTAGCCACTTCAAAATAACCTACATCAGACAATCCAGAGAACTGAAAATCTGCAGCTTGACCTTTAAGATGTTGTGACCCACCAGAACCTCTCCGGAAACCAGAAGTAATCAGCAGATTTGGATACTGCGCTTTAACCTTATCGAGGACGTTTTCCGCTAA